CCAGATAGGCTTGCTTTCGCGCGGCTTCAATTCGCCAAGCGCTTTGTAAGCCATGGAAGGCGAAAGATTGCCTTGTTCGAGGCAACGCTTGGCAATTTCCGCGATTGCCTCGTTATCGATACCTTGCAAGGCGCGCGGCTTGTCTTGTTCATTGACGGGCAATCCCGCTTCAAGACTTGCGGCAATCTTGCCCGCTTCCGCAAGCAAGATAATCCGCTTGCGGTGAGAATTGCCCGTGCCTTCCGGGGTCTTGGACGGCTTGTTGTTCTTGGCCGTCACCTTGAACCCGTAAGCCTTGCCAAGAATTTCGGTCAATTCATCCCGCGTAAGCGCGCCATTAATAAGCGCGATTGCGCTATCCTTCATGAAGGCATTTGTCAGATTGCTGACATTTTCGCGCTGACTATCCTCAGCCTCTTTCAGCGCGCTTGCTTCTTCGGCAAGCCTATTCTTGATAGCAATGCGCACCTTGGCGCTTTCGCCAAGCTTGAATTGCTCACCCTTGCTGTTTTCCACCATATCGGCCGGAACAGGCATAATGTCCGGTTCGGGCAGAGTGGTGACATTCGGCTTCGTAGCCATAGCACTATTCCCTCTATTTCTTGGCCCACGTGGGCCAAGTTTGGCAATCGCGCCATTGCCTATGTTAACCATAGCCTAGGCGCGCGCATCCTAGGCTATTTTGCCCCATAGCACAGATTGCTTGTAATGTCATTGCTTTTTTTGGCCTATTTCGGCAATATTATTGCGCTGTTCTATCTTTGTCCGCAATAATGTTGCGTAGGGCTATTGCGAATTATTCTCAGGGCCTATCGGCCTGTCTAGGTGCGAGTAAATCGCAATATCAGCTTAGAATATTACCGGAGATTAATCGAAAATTGCCCTTTCTTGTAATATTATTGCGCATTATTGTTCGATTATTACACAATCGGGCAATATATGGAAAGTCCTTTCTCGAGTCGCTTGCTAGATATTGTAATATTATTGCCCCTAAACCACTACATTTAGTATATTGTTTCAATCGATTGAACGATTATTGCGGAGGAAAGGGGGAAATTGGCAATTTTATATCCCCTTTAGGTAATATTGTTGCCGGGGGAGGGGTGAAATAGTCGCGGGCGTGGTGCGTGAACAAGCCATCTCACGGCCTAGAGAAAAAAAATAAAAAAATGGTATCTAGTAATTATGAAAAAAGGGGTTGAGTCAAAAAAGAAAGGGCTCCCGAAGGTCGCCCGGACAAGTGCCCAGCAGCCCTCGAAAGCACCCCTCAAGCTAACCCTGTTCCTTTCTCTGGCTAGTTATCCGGCTGCCCCCATGGTTACCATAATTTTCGAATCAAACTTCCTATATAAACTCTATGGGTACTCCCTCTTACCCTCCCCTTTACAAAGATATTATACCATATTTTTCCGATTTTGTCAAGAAAAAAATACAAAACTACAAAAAAATTAGCAATTCTTCATTTTTTTCTTGACAAACAACCCATTTTATGGTATAATACGCAGTGTAAGAATAGAAAGGGGAAAATCTTTTTATTTATGGCTACCAATAATAAGAAAGAACCTGCATCAAAAAAGTATGCCAACGGAACTACATATAGGTCCGAAGGCAAAACTATTAAGCGAGTAGCCTATCCCGGCACTAAACGTGGAGACAATTACTGCGCCCGTAGCTCTGGCCAAAAGATGACTGAAAAAGTTAAGGCTCGGAGGGCTGCTTGGGGCTGCAAAGGAAAAAAGAGTTATCGCTAATGCCTATGCCCTACAAAGGAGGCCGAGCTGCCGCCCAAAGACGATACAACAGCAAACCCGAACAAATTGAGCGTAGGGCTTCTCGTAATGCCGCTAGGGCCAAAATGGAGGCTGCTGGCAAAGTTCGTAAGGGCGATGGCAAGGATGTAGCCCACAAAAACAATAATCCAAAAGACAATTCCATGGATAATTTGCAAGTCCAAAGCAAAAGTAAGAATCGTTCTCACACTCTAATGGCGAAAAGGGGAAAATAATATCGTGGCAGGTCGACCTTGTTTTAGACTTCAACAAGCAATTGCTGAAAAAGACGGTGAAAAAGTCTTGGAACTTATCACCGAAAAGCAAAGAGCCTTTTGCTACGAATACATCAAAGACTTTAACGCCACTCGGGCAGCGATTCGAGCAGGCTATGAAAACAATGGCAATGCCCACAGAATTGGAAATGAACTAAAAAATAAGCCTGCTATTAAGATTGCCATTGATTATTTGACCAAGGACCGCGCAGACAAGATGAAGGTTGACGCCTTCTACGTCCTTGACAAAATCGTTAAAAGCATCGAAAGGGCAGAAGCAAAAGGCAACGAAACCGCCGTTCTCCGAGGGGCAGAACTCCTTGCTCGCCACCTTGGGATGTTCGTTGATCGTCAAGAAATCAGTGGGCCTGAGGGTTCGGAAATTGCCATCGTAAGACAGAGAGAAATCGAACAGAATGTCGCAAATTTCAAAAGCAAGCTTGCTCGCCTCGCTGAGCGAACAAGAGCGGGAACAGTGGTTAGCCTCCCTGAGCCCCGAGGAGATTGAAAGGCTTAATTACGACTGGGAATTCTGGGCTCGACCCAATCAGCTCCCTCCTCCGGGAAATTGGAACACTTGGTTGGTTCTTGCCGGTCGCGGATTTGGAAAGACTCGTATGGGAGCAGAATGGGTCCGCAAAATGGCCCATGAATATCCCGGATGCCGAATTGCTCTTGTTGCTGAAACCGCTGCTGACGCTCGGGATGTTATGGTTAAAGGGGAATCGGGCATATTGGCCTGTGACCCTACGCTGACAGAGGAATCGTGGTCACCAACGAATAGGTGCCTAACTTGGCCCAATGGTTCTAGGGCCTTTACCTACAACGGGACGACGCCCGACCAACTCCGTGGCCCCCAGCATCACTTTGCTTGGGTGGATGAGTTGGCAAAGTTCGAGTACATGCAAGACGCATGGGACCAACTTCAGTTTGGCCTTCGTCTAGGGGAGCATCCCCGTTGCTTGGTGACCACGACCCCTCGCCCCCTTCCCCTTATTAAGCGTCTGGTGAATGACCCTGACACTGTAGTTACCCGAGGAGCTACGATTGATAACGCGGCCAATCTTGCAAAAACTACCGTAAAGCAACTTTACGAACGTTACGCGGGGACACGATTGGGTCGCCAAGAACTTGACGGGGAAATTCTTGAAGATATCCCGGGCGCTTTGTGGACGCGAGAAATGATTGATGCGGCTCGCGTTAAAAGTGTTCCAGAAGACCTTGAAAGGGTCTTTGTTGCAATCGACCCAGCAACCTCCTCCGAAGAAGGCGCCGACGAGCACGGAATTGTGGTTGTGGGTCTTGCCCGAGACAATGAAGGCTACGCACATGGCTATGTACTTGAAGATGCGTCTTGCAAAGGAACGCCCGAAGACTGGGCCAAAACCGCGGTTCGAATGTATCGCAAATGGGAAGCCGACAAAATCATTGCCGAAAAGAATCAAGGCGGTGAAATGGTGGCCAGTGTTCTTAAAGCACAAGACCGAACACTTCCTGTTAAGCTTGTACACGCGACTCGTGGTAAAGTAGTTCGTGCAGAACCTATTTCCGCTCTTTACGAGCAAGGCCGTATTCATCACGTCGGTTGTTTCGACCTTCTAGAAGACCAAATGTGCACCTTTTCTGTCGATCAGGTGCGAAACTCCTCGACTGGTTCTCCTGACCGCGTAGACGCCCTTGTATGGGGCCTTACAGAGCTTTTTGAAAAGATTGCAGGGCGTCCCGCCCGAAAGGCTAAAACAACTTCGATTACCTATAAAGGTCCTGCCCCTCAACCTTGGATTGATACTGGCAGCCCCTCAACAGCATGGATGGCTAACTAATTATGGAATCAATTACCCGAGAAATCAAGGAACGAAAAAACGGAGAAAAGGAAGAGGGAACCATCCTTGACCGTCTTTATCACCAATCCGTAATTCAAAAAGACTATGTTCCTGAAGGTTTCGACAGTGTAGAAAGTTTTCTTGAAGATATGCGTCACCAATACGAGGCTGACGTAGAATATGATCGCCATAACCGAGAAGAAGGGCTCGAAGATAAGAAATTTGCAGCAGGTGAACAATGGGACCCACGAGTCCTACAAGAGCGCAAAGACCTTCCTTGTCTTGTAATCAACAACATTCCACAGTTTACTGCTCAAGTGGTTGGTGACTGGCTTCAAGCCCGCAAGGCAATTAAAGTTGTTCCTTGTAACGAAGAGGACGCCCCTGTTGCCGAAATTCGAGGCGACCTGATTCGCTCGATTGAAGCTCAAAGCCGCGCTGACCGAGTATATGCCAATGCGTTTGAAAGCCTTATCCAGTGCGGGGATGGGGCTTTCCGTGTTTGCGTTGAATACGCTCGGGACGATGTATTTGACCAAGACATTTTTATCCGCCCAATTGATGACTGCTTCTCCGTGGTTTGGGATCGTTTCTCTACGGATATTACCGGCCGCGACGCTCGTAGGGTGTTTGTGAATGATCGAATTCCTATTGAAGAGTTTAAGGCCAAATACGGTAACGACACTCCGGAAGCGGCTCTTCAAGACGACTCCATGATTGATCGACTCGAAGGAACTACTTGGGTTGACCACGATTCGTATCAAATCACGGAATATTGGCGGCTTATTGAGCGCAAAAAGTTGATGGGTCTTTTTGAGAATGGTAAGGTTTTCATTCTCGATAACGACAACTACGAACAAATTCTCCAAGAAAACGGTTACCCCGTAAAGACTCGAATCTCGTGGGTTACTTATGCCCAAATGCACCTTTGCACAGGCTTCCAGATTCTCGATGGACCCTACGAATATAAGCTGAATCGCCTTCCAATCATTCGCATGTCTGGGCGCATTACCAATGTTGGTGGTCGCCGCATCCGCTATGGCATGGTCCGGTGGATGAAAGACGCTGTTCGGATGAAGAACTATTTCCGTTCGGTGGCCGCAGAACAGCTTGGTTACGCTCCGAAGGCCAAGTGGATGGTTACTGCCAGTGCAGTTGAAGGGCGTGAAAAAGAGCTTCGTGAGGCGCACACTAAGCGCGATCCCCTTCTCATCTTTAACGATGAAGCGGTGTTTGGCCAAAATGTCCTTCCTGTGCAGCCTCCGGGCATTGAAGCGGCTCTTCTCAATGAAGCAGCTGTCAATACCCAAGACATGAAGGATGTAACGGGTATTCACGACGCTTCGTTGGGTATCCGTAGCAACGAAACCTCTGGGCGGGCAATCATGGCTCGCCAGCGCGAAGGCGACGTAGCGAATCTTCAAT